TTCCGATCCGCCTTGGCGACCACGATCCCGGTTTGCCCAAATTCACGCACCATTACGCGGTACCGGTTAAGAGGATCTGACCGAGGCGCTGATAGCGCGCCGGGAGTTCTCGTGCCGCATCGGAATCTAAGAGCTGCGCCTGCGCATCATTCCAGCGTCCGGTCCCCAATGCCGAGAGCATGTTCACGAAGTGCAAAAGACCGGAAAGCCCATCGTTAAATGCGACCTCGATCACGACCGACATGCGCGGATCATCGAGGCCCTTCGCCCACCAGAAATTGCCAAGGGCCTGGGCGCGCTCTTCGGTCTGCGCGGTGAGAAGTGCGGCTGCGGCGTACTCGCTGATTCCCGCATCCACATCGAAGCCGTAGCCGATCGTGGTATGGCCGCGGGTGTCCAGGTACTTAGAGGAGCGAAAGCCCTCGTCGGTTTTCAGCCGTGCCACCGCGAGCTCCGCCGCGCTCACGTCGCCGCCGTTTCGGCCGTGAGCACGCCGTTAGTGAAGGTCATCGAGCCGGTTGCGGTGGTGAGCTTGGCCGTGGTGATCGTCACCGGTCCCACCACGCCTGATTGGTAGACACCCGCGAGCGTGAGGAGGAGCTGCTGCCAGACATTTAACTGCTGCAGGAACTGCTCCCACTCCGCTTGGGTCTGCGGACGGACTCGCAGGAGCGGTGGCAGCTGCGGGATGAGGCCGGTATAATTGACGGCGGTCATTTAGGGATGCTCATGAATTGGTTGCTCGCGCATGCCTTGCGCCCGTTCGTCATGGTCGTCCTGCTCGTGGGCGCGCGATATCTCTCGGTCGCGGTGCTCAAGTGCATCCCCGAGGGTCGATTGAAACGCTTACTGGTCACGCGAATCTCGTAGCAGGCCCTGGCCGATAGCGTTCGTGCTGGTGCCGAGCAAGCCCTGTCTGTTCCAGAGTTTCGAGCCCAAGCCGGGTCGTTGGGTCGCGGTCAGGAGCCCTTGAGCCACCTTCGGATCGAGGGCGGCCTGCGAGAGTATTTGCATGACGTCGGGCTCGACTGCGCTGTAGAGCGCCTTGCCGGGCCAGTGCATGATGGATCTGCTCAAGGCACTGCCCGCCGCGCGCCCCGCCATGTTGTTCGGCAACCCGAAGGGCCCCAAGAATTGACCGAGCACGTTCTGCGCGATCAGGTTCTGCGCCGTGGGCGAGCCTTTCGCGGCTCCCAGCTTCGCGGCGTTATCCGCACGCGCGAGCTGCTCGCCGATCTGCTTGACCGTCTTCATCTGCTGCGCAGTGAGAATGTCTGAGAGCGATGCGCCGGCTCGCCCGGTCACGTTCGCGGCGACTTGGTCGCCATTGCGCAAGCCGGTTGCGAAGGTCGCGCCGTTCAAGCTGCCGTTTGCACCGTAATCAGCGAGCGAGGGCAGGAGCTTGTTCTTAAGCGCCTGTCCCACCTGCATCTGGTTGATGGGCTGACTCATGGTCGCGTAGGTCTGCGAGGCTTGGCGGTAGGTCGGCGAGATCTGCTCCAAGCGCCCGAGGAGTGCCTGCTTGGCGCTCGAGAGCGCCGCCGCCTCCGTGTTGTTGCCGGCCCGAACCGCCGCATTGATCTGGCCGTCCAGGTTCATCTTCGCGTAGTGCAGGACCTGCACCGGATTCGCCGAGCTGATGCGCTGGCCGAAATCCGCCGCGGTGCGCGTCGCGCCGTTGATCGCACTCGCCAAGGACGGCCGCTCGAGCAGGTCACTCACATCGACGCCGCCGATGAAGCCCTTGCCGGTGATCTTGGAGTCGTCGGCCAGCGAGGCGGCGGTTTGCTTCGCCTGCGCGATGCGGTTCGCGATCGAGTCGGCCGCGGCGGTGTTCGGCGTGCCGCCCACGCTCCCGAGCGGGTTGAACTGCGCCGCCGACAAATCCTTTTGCAGCGCGCCCACCTGCTCGAGCGCCTGGCGTGAGCCCTCCTTGGCGAGACGGGCGTTGAGCGCGGCCGTGGCCTTGGCATCGGCGCCCTGCTTGCGCGCATCGCCATAGAGCTGCTCGGCCATGTCGTTGCGCGCCTGGGTCGCGGCGTCGAGCTTCTCCGGGGAGCCCGCGATGTTCTCGATCGCGCTCTGCATCGCGCCGTGGTTCGCCTGCGCGCGTTTCGTGAAAGCATCGATGTTGTTGCTGCTCAAGGTTTTCTGCAGCTGCGCGAGGCCGCCGTTGCCGGCCAGTTCCGCAGTGGTCGGCGTGACGCCCGGCAGCGCGTCGACGGGCTGGGCCAGGCGCGCCGCGGCTTCGGCCGCACTCTGCGGCCCCCCGGCGAAGTTCTGCAGCACGTTCGCCGCGATGCGCTGCTGACCGGGTTGCGTGAACGGATCCCAGAGGGACGCTTTGAGTCCTTTTCCCAAGGCCCCCACCGCCCGCCCCGTCAAAAGCGACGCTGGCCCCGCCACCCCACCCAAGCCCACATTCGCTGCCGTTTCGCCCGTCGAGGTCGAGGGCTGTAGGAGGCCCCCGAGCGCGCCGATCCCCGCGGCCCCCGCGAGGGTGTTGGCCCCCGGCACGAACGCCGCCGGCGCGAGATCTGCGATGCTCCCTGCGAAGTTGCCCACCTTGCCCGCGCCGGTATTCATCAGCGGGGCGTCTCGATCGCGCGCGTCCTGCACGTCCTGGCGCGATTCCAGGCCGACGAGCTGCCCGGCACCGCGCGCGAGGTCCATGCCGGCCTTGCCGTAACCTGCGCCAAACTTGGCGAGGCCCGACATGCCGGAGGTCGGATCTTGCGCGTCCTTCGCCTCCGGTGAGCCGGTAGGCACCGGCTTACCATCCACCAGGTCGAAGGATTTACCGCTGCGCGGCTTGCCCGCAATCACCCGCAGGCCCGCTTCGGAGACGGACGAGAGATCGCCTTTCTGGATTGCCCGAAGGTCATCGGCGGTGAGCGTGGAGAGGTCCATCTACTGTCCTATGCCGCGGCGCTTGAGTTCGGCCGCGGCGGCCGACTTAAGGTCAGCGGGTGGACCCGCGGGCGCGACCGGGGGTGCTTTCGTGCCGAGCCCTTGCGAGGTCGCGAAATTCATGATGGTCTGCTTGGGGTTCTTCGACTGCTGCAGGCGGGTGATGTCGCTCTGGGTAAACGGCACCGCTTCCTGCGCGTTCTGGATGATCTGGTTGACGAGTTCCTTCTGTGACGGAGGCAGTTTCGGGTTCGCCAATTGCGGTCCCATGTTCTCCTCGATGATCTGGCGCATCTCGGCCATCTTTCGAAGCTTCGTCATCTGCGTATCGCCCTCGTTCAAGGTCAGGGCCTCGAGGGAATGCGTGAGCGAGCCGCCCGGGGCGAGTCCCGCCGTTTCCACCGTCGCCAAGTTCCGCGAGACGCCGGCGAGCATCGTCTTGTAGTCCTGTGCGTCCTGCGGGGTGATCTTCTGCGCGAGCACGTTCTTGGTTGCACCCAAAAGCCCGGTTGAGGGCTGGTAACTGCCCAGCCACCCGGAGCTTGCGGTGATCGGCAGTTCCGCGATGTTGCGCATCGCCCGAGTCGCGGCCTGCGCCGAAGACGCCACACGCTGGAACATCACCTCATTGCGAGCGCCCAAGCCCCCGCCGGCGGCCATGGGATCGGCAGGGCCGCCCGGCTTGAACCGCAGCGCGCCCGGATCATCCGAGTTGGGATCGTGCTCGTAGCCTGCCGGAATGTTCTTCGTGTCCTTTTCGAACTGGAACTTGGCTTGTTCGAGCGCGTTCTTCTGCCGGTCCTCCGCGGAGATGATGTCGGGCCCGGCCGCCATGACATCCATCTTGCCGGTGAGCTTGTTGGTCTGTGCCAGCCGGCCATCGGCCAGGCGAGTGGTCTCTTCCGGCACGATCGGCGCGATGGTCGGCGCGCCGATCGAGGATGCCAGGCCGTTGTGCGCGAAGGTGAACGCGGTCCGAAGGTTCTGGTCGTTGAAATCCTTGTCCGGGTCGAAGCCCATCTGCGGCGCGAGGGATTCCCACGCGCTCTTCAGTTCCTTGTCGGCGTTCACGTACTGGGTCGGCTTGTCCGAGTGGACCAGCGTGTCCAAGCGCGTGAGAATCGGCAGGTTCTGGCGCTTCGCCTGCTCGAGCTGCTGCTGCTCGATTTCTTTTTGCGATTGGACGGGATCTTTGCCCGCGAGCAGGTTGTAGCCCTGCAGCTGGCGCGGGTTCATGCCGCCGACCGGCGAAGCGCTAAGCTGGGCTTGCGTCGGCGGCTGCAGCCAGGAGGGCGCCCCGTTCTGTCCGCCCATCGGGGAAGCGCCGGGCGCGTTGGCGCCTTGGACGGGAGGCGCCGGCGGGGAGCCCGCACCCGGCGGGGGAGCCATTGTGCCAGAGGCAGAGCCGCCTGGAGCGCCGCCCATCAATCCCCCTTGGGGACTGCCACCCTGCGCCGGCGGACCCATGAGCCCGCCCACCATGTCGAGCAATTGCATGGTCTTCTGGTTCTGCAGCTTCTTCGCCTGCAGGTCGTAGTCGCCGATCTGCAAATCCTGCTTGGCCTTTTTCTGGCCGTAGTAGTTCTGCATCCCATTCAAGAGCCCGGTGCCGATGCCGCCCTGCCCCGCGAGGTTCTTCTGCCCGGCTTGGATCAGCCCCAAGCCGAGATTGAGCGACAGATCGGGATCGTCGAGCAGGCCCATTTACTGACCCATCCCCGAGGTTCCCTGCGGCGACTGCATCTGTCCGCCGCCGAACAATTGCGGGTACTGCGCCTTTAATTGCGCGAGCATCTGCGGGGAGAGCTGCTGGCCTTGGGATTGACCTTGAGGAGCCATCTGCATGCCTTGCGGCGGTTGCTGCAGGCCTCCGGAGGCTCCGCCCATCGGCGGCATGCCTTGGGGACGCTGCTGCATTTGCGGCTGGCCCTGCATCTGGCCTTGAGCCTGCGGCATCTGCGGCTGGCCTTGCGGCTGCTGCATCTGCTGCTTCGCCATCGTCGCCTGCAGCATCTGATGGATCGCCGGGGCGTTCTGGCCGTACTGGGGATTGCCGGTGACGGCGCCCATCAGGCCCTTTTGCCACTGCGGGATATTTTGCATGGCCGCTTGCGCCATGCCGCCCACGTTGCCGCCGGCGCCGTTCGCAAGGGCGGCCATCGCGGCGTTCTGGCCCATGCCCTGGCCGTCGTTTTGATTCTGATTCGAGGTTTGGCCACCGGCCATGAGATTCTCCTACCCGGCCGCTAATGCGAGTTCGGGTGCTGCTGCAAAAATGCTGTTGAGGAAGGCGTCCGAGCCCATGTCGACGCCGGCGGCTGCTGCGCCGGTGCTCGCGATCCCTGCGCCGCTTGAACCCAACAACGAGGCCAGGGCGCCGTAGCCCGCGTTGCCGTTGGCGGAGAGCAGGCTGTTGCCGACGAGACTCGTACCGAGCGCGGTCGACCAGGGCGAGGCAGAGCCGGTGGTGTTGCTCGATTGCGATCTGAACGGCGAGGCGTTCTGACCGAGCAACCCTGAGTACCAGGAGAGCTGGTTATAAGGCAATTGCTGGTTATAGTTCCACTCGTTCATGTTGGCGTTGATCTGGTTCTGCGTCTGATTCTGCAAACCAGCCCCCGCGCTCATCTCGTTGTTGCCGGCATTCAAGAGGTTGTTCGCCGAGCCCTGCAGATTGGTCCCTGAGTTCAGATAGTTGTTCGCCATGTTGGCGACGTCCTGATTCGCCTGCAGCACGTTGTTGCCCAGACTCGCGACCCCGGCGTTCGCGCTCTGCACGTTGTTGCCCGCGTTCATCATGTTATTGCCCGCGGCCAGATAATTGTTGCCCATGTTCGCGACGTACTGGTTCGCGGCGTTCACATTGTTGCCGGCATTCATCAGGTTGTTCCCCGCCGAGAGCACGTTGTTGCCGGCGTTGTAGAACTGCGCGTTATTGCCCAAGGCCGCGTTCGACGCACTCAGGAGCTGCTGCCCCGGCATGTAGGTGCCCGCGTCGATCGAGGGGGCAAGTCCACTCGCCTGCGTCATCGTGTTCACGCCCTGCTGGTACGCACCGCCGTAGAGCTGGGTCGCTAAGTTGTTCAATTCATCGGACTGCACCGGCGCACTGGAGAGCACGTTGCGCCCCGCCGCACCGAACTGCGAGTCGAGCGCGTTCTGTACTTGTTGAGCCCCTTCGGTGAAGGTCTGCTGCAGGTAGGGATTGGAATTGGGGTTTAAGAGCGCACCCGAGGTTTCGAACTCGTTCGCGGCCTGTGCACTTTGCGAGGCATTCGGCTGGCTCGCGGTCTGCTGGATCTGCGAGAGGCCCTGAAGCGTCGGCACGTAGTCCTGGGAGGCTTGGCCGTAGCCCTGTTCGGCCATCGGCACGCCCTGTTGCGCGACCCCATAGGCTTGTTCCGCTTGCGGGATCGCGGTGTTCTGCGCGAAGTTATATGCGCTCTGCGCCATCGGCACGCCGGCTTGCGCAATGCCATACGCCGCTTGCGCGTCGGGGACTGCGGTTTGATTGGCGTAGTTGTAGGCGCTCTGCGCCATCGGGATCGCGTTTTGATTGGCGAAGTTGTAGGTGCTCGCCGCCATCGGCACGCCCTGTTGCGCGATCTGATAGCCCTGGTTCGCGTAGGCCGTGCCACTCGCCGCGGTCGAGAGCGCATCCTCTTGCAAGGAATTCAAGGGCGCGACTTGGGTGCCCGGGTAGTACTGCGGGCCTGGGGTGTTATCGAGGAGCTGCCCTTGCCCAAGCGCGCTCTGGTAGTACGGCAGGATCGACGCCGGGATGGTCGTCGAGGACACCGTGTTGGTGCCGCCGCCGCTCACAGCCGGGTTCTCGACTGCACGCCGCCGTTACCTAACAGGCCGCCGCCTGCGTACATGCGGTTCGCGGTGCTGTTGGTTGCCGCAGGCGTCGTCGCCATCTGATTGGGATTGGGCCCGGCCATCTGCGACACCAGCTGGTTCCACTGGTTGCCGTAGTACTGCGGCACCTGTTGGGTCTGCGGCGCAAGGGCGCGAGGCGCTCCTTGCGATTGACTACCCATCGGGGGGAACGAACCAATACCGCCTTGAGAACCACCTGCCATGTCACACCTCACATTGCAAAATCACGCCCACCGGCGTCATGTCCAACACCTTCGCCCAGCCCATGCGGCCCCAGGTGCGAATCACATCGACGCCGTTCTGTCGGCACCAACCCTTGGCATCCTCGAACGCGCCTTTCATGTCTTCCAAGTCCCGGCCGCCGCAATACAAAATCAATCCCACCGTCTGCCTGGGGAATTTCTGAATCTGCGCAACCGTCGCGTACAGGCCGGGCGAGTGCCAGAGCAAATAAATCCCGCGCGCAATCGCGATCAGCACGTCGGTCAAGTTCTCATCGCCCTGGTTGCGCTCGATGGCCGCTTGAATCCACGGCGCGCACTCGCCCCACACCGCGCCCAACTGCTCCGGTTGCACGAGGTAGGCACTCACATCGGCCCCCCGCTCTCTTGGAGCAAGGTCACGGAGTTAAACGCCGAGGCATTCGCGGAGGTCACCCGCGCGCGCGTGTAGCGGCCGGTGCAGAGGAACGGCGCGACCGTGGTGAAGGCGTCCTGCACCGCCGAGCGCGAATAGGCGACCGGCTGATTCAAGCTCGGGCGCGTGCCGATGAGGGTCGCGGGAATGTCCGTGCAGGCGATGTTCGGAATCGCCCCCACCGTGTACTTGATGTTGCCGTCAACGCTCAACGTGTCGCAGGTTTCGAGATAGCCCGCGGCGGGCGTCCCGGTGAGGAGCTGATAGGTGTGCGCTTGGTTGATGATCCCGAGGCGGTCCGTGGTGCCGTCGCTGTCGGTCCAGATGATCTCGCAGGGCACACTCGCGCGGGTCCAGCGCTGGTTCACCACGTTGTAGATCAGGAGCGTGTCGGGCAGCGTATTTGAGCCTGTGGGAATGGCGAAGAACACGGAGCGTTTACGGGCGTCGTAGGCCGCGCTGATACTCGATAGCGCTGCCAGGTTGACGTTCGCAAAGAACCAGGCATCGATGCCGGAGGAGTTATCGGACGCGGTGCCGATCGGCGTGACGTTCGCCCCGTCGGTGACGTAGAACCCCGCGTCGGTCAGGAAGTAGACCAGGGTTCCGACTTCAACCACGGCGCCTTTCGCCATCAAGCCCTGGTTTCTCGCATAGCACTGGAACGAGAACACGACATTGCCGCCCTGATAGGAGGCGCGCCAGATGGCGTTCCTTTGAAAGATGAGCCCATAGAGCGGAAAGCCCGCGATGTACATCACCGGGCCGTATTCGTACTCCAGGTCCTGAAAGCCCGACTGCGCGGCAATGGCCGCATTGGTGAGCGGCGTCGGCCAGGAGGTCCCTAACCCAATGGCCGACCACTGCACGCGGGCGCGATTCGCGGTGCCGGACAGTTCATAAATGGGACTCGACCCGGTGGGCGCGGTCGCAAAGGTGATGCTCACCACCCCGGAGTCGTAGTTGACCGTGCCGGTGATGCTGGTGCCCGCGACGCCGGTGCCGACGATCGCCCCGGCGCCGTTGTCGGTCGCGAGGGTTCCCAAGTAATCGAAAATCAACACCGAACCCGGAAAGAGCGGCGCGTTCGAGTCGGTGAAGGTGAACGTGCTGGTGCTGCCGTTGGCGACCCCGAGGATCTGGCCCCAGGAGGCAACCATCGACTCGGAGGCCACGGTCTGCGAATGATTCACCGTGTAGGTGCCGGTGCCGCCGGTGCCGGTGCCGTAGGCGCTGATGAGCGTGTTGGTCGTGACGCCCGTGCCGGTGATTGCCTGATTGACGAGCAGGGGAAAATTCGCCGCGGCGCCCGTACTCGAGATGGCCGACACGGTGAGCGTGATGCCGCTGATCGATCCCGTGAACGATTGGCCGTTGCCGGTGAAGTTGAGGTTGCCGCTGATGTCGCCCAACATGATGAATTGGCCGACCACCGCGGCCACCCCCGCATAGGGCGCGCCGCCCACCGCCGCGGCGCCGCCGCTCGAAATCTGATAGGAATAAAAACCCTGAACGTTAAAGACGCCGCTGCCGGGCAGGTCGGTGCTTGACACAGGATTCGCGGCATTGATAAACATCTCGCCGCCGAAGTTCAAGAATGTCCATTGGGTCGCGCCCGGAGCCACGGTGCCGGTGATCGCGCTCCACGCGCTGCCGCGCTGAAAGGGCTGCGCATCCCCCGACACCGTGGCGCCCGCAAAAATCACCGGCAGCCCCGCGGCATCCAAGGTCGTCGATATGCCGGTGCAGCGACCGCCCAAGGCAAAGCTATCGACGCTGACCGCGGAGGGCAGACTTCGATACTCGCCATTCGCGTAGTAGACGTTCAGGCAATCCGCGACCGGCACGGTGGCCGGGCCATCGACGACCACCGCGGTATTGGCCACATCGGGGAGCCAGGGACCGAAGGTCAAGGTGAGCGGCGTCATGCGGTCTCGATCTGCATCGTGGAGGACGCCCAGCGCTCGCCCTTGTCGCGCTCGATCAGGCTTGCGAGAAAATCCGCCGCAAACGCCGACCACTGCTCGACCATCGCGGTGTCTTTCAAGAACTTCCCCGCCTCGATCATTGAATAGGCGTGGATGACTTCCGGCGCCTGCAGCACCATCCAGTTGGTGGTGTTCGCCGCGCAGAGCACCGTGCCTTTGCTGTAGTAGGTGCCCTGGATCGTGTAGCTCGAATCCGGATAGGGACCGAAGACAAAGACGTTGCCACCACCGGTCATGGCTTCGGCGTAGAGGGTCTGCGCGGTGCTCACCGAATAGGTGCCTGCGCCGCCGGTGCCGGTGATCCCGCCGGTGATCGTGCAGGGATTGACGATGAGCCCGGAGGTGTCGTCGATCGGCATCCCGGTCTGAATCGTCCCCGTCACGGCGCTCGCGGTGAGCACGCCGCCCGCGAGCGCGCCCGTAAAGCTCGCGGGCGCCATGACATCGCGCGCCATGTAGGCCGGCAGCCCCTCGGGCTGGCGAATGGGATAGGCGCCGTAGAGCCAGGACACGGCCTTGAAGAGGAGTGGAAAGGTGTCCGAGTCCCCATCCGAGACTTGGAAGGCTTTCGGGGAGAACCAGTCGCTCGGGACGACGGCCGTGCCGCCATTGATCTGCTGCGGCGGCATGGCGACTTCCATCGCCGCGATGCCGTTGCCCATGTTCTCTTTGAAAATATCGTTGGCGATCTTATTTTGCGCCACTTGCAGGAAGTAATCGGTGTACAGCCCATTCGCGAGATCCGCGCGATGGGTGAAGTCCGCTATCGCTTGCGTCAGCGACTGGTAGTCCGTGATCTGCGCCACATCAGATCTTCACGTCGATGGTGGTGCGAAAGAGCGCGAATTCCGGGCTCTTCAATTCCGCGTAGATGCGCCTGGAGTGCTCGGTGTCGAAGACTTCTCCTAACGGAATGCCGAGCTGTTGGGCGACCGCCGTGATCACGTTGAACGGCACCGACATGGTGTGGTGCAGCTCTTTGCGCTTGCCGAAGACCCCCCGTTCCTCGGAGTCCGCGCGGCGCATCTTCGCGGCGTACTCCAAATGCGGCTCCACGTCCTGGTAGGTGTGGACCAGAGTATTGCCGTCCGTATCCTCGGTCGCCGTCACCTTGTGGGCCGCGTCCAAGGTGGCCTGATCCTTCACTGGGTCAGTTCCATGATGTAGAGGCTGCCGCCGGTGGTGTCTTGAACGGCGGAGAGTTTCTCGCCCGGACTCACGCCGATGAGAAAGGAATAGTCGGTGTTCTTGAGCAGATAATTGCTCGTGGTCGCGACCGGGTTCATGCCGATCGCGATGTGGCAGTTCTGGGTGACGGTCACATAGATCGCCCAGGTCTCGGGACCGAAGGGATTGGTCTCGGTCGAGGGCGTGGCGGTGAACGCGATCTTCTGATCGTTGCCCTCGATCGGGCGCCAACGTTGCAAGATGCCCATGCGGCGCTCCTAAAAAATGCCCCTCATTGCTGAGGGGCGAGTGGTGCCGCTGCCGTGGGAAGAAACGGCAGCAGCGCTATCGATCAACCCGTCGTGTCGTAATGGCTGCCTTGCGCCTTCTCATTGCCCAATTCCAACGTGTATTCGACCAGCAGCATCTTCTGGTCCGAGTCGCCGGTCTTCGCCAAGGGGATGGTCTGGAAGGGCCGCAGGTAGGCGACCCGAACGTAGTTCGGGTTCACGTACATCACGTTCTTGGAGGTCGATAAGAAAATGTCCGGGATCAGCTTCACTTCGCCAAAATCGCTCTCGTAGAGATCGACCTTGGTCATCAACGTGGAATCTTCCACCTCGATGAAGCGCGTGCCCGGGCCGGTGAAGGCACTGAAATTCTGCTTGTTGGCCGGGCTCATCAGCGCGTACTCGGGGCTCTCGCCCGAATTCGTGTAGACCTTCTGCAGCACCGTCTTGACCTGGGCCTCGGTGATCGCGGTCTGCGCCGAGGAATAGGTCCGGGGCTGCGTGCCGTTGAAGGGCGCCCCTTCGGTCGGATCCGCACCGGACGTTGCATTGAAGGTCTCATTGGTCGCGCACCAGGCCGGCCAGCCCGCCAGCACCCGAGCGGTCGAGGCGGAGCCTGCGACCTTGGCGGCGTTATTCGTGAGAATGCCCTCGATGTCGCGCTTTAACTCCTTCGATTTCTTCAGGAGCTGATAGCCCATCTTGTTCGATCCACCGGCCGCGATCACACTCTGTGACGTGCCGGAGATCTGGATGGTCTTGTTCGAGATCTGGCAGTAATTGCCAAGCCGGGTCGTCGCCGTGACCGCGATGTTGGTCGGGTTGTCGCCTTCGACCGCCGCATTGCCCAAGTTCTGCGCCGCGAGGGAATCGGTGTCCCACTCGTGATAGGTCTGGCGCGCTTCGGCCTTCTTCGCCATGTTGAAGAACGGCGTCTTGAAAGGATCGACGTTGTAGATCGCATCGATCAGGTCTTCGCGGATGTTGGTCTGCGAGTAGACCTGCAGGGTGTTGGTGGGAACGGTCACGAGAAACTCCTAAAAATCTATGAGAGCGTCCCGAAGTAGCGCGCCTGTGCATCGACATTGCGGCGGTCCTTCGTGAACGCTTCTTTGGCTTGGGTGCGTGCGATGCTTTGAGGATCGCGCGAGGTGCGTGCGCCGGGTTGTGCCGCCACAGGGGCAGTGCGGACCCGTTTGACCGCATTGGGACTGGCCGCTTGGAGGGCGGCGTATCGTGCCGCGTCATGCAATACCAGCATGAGGCGGTGATCGAATACGCTGCTGAGTTCGGCGTCCGAGAATCCCAACTTGCGCGCGTAGTCCGACATGTCGGCTCGCGCGGCTTGAAACTGTTTTGGGTCGCGCCACTCGGGGCGCGCTTCCTGTAATTTTTCCTGCTCGACAGGCAACTGTTTTTGGATCTGCTCCTCTCGCTCCTGGGCCAAGCGCTGTTGCGCCTGGTTCACCTGGGCGAGGTGCGCCTGGATCTGGTTCGCCCGCAGGTTAAATTCCTGCGTCTTGACACTCCAGGCGACCGGATCCTGCGCACGGAGCGTATTCCAGTCGATGCCGTTGAACTCGCCCAAGAGCTGCTGGTGCAGCATCTTCGCCATGGTGTCGGCCGCTGCGATACGACCGGAGATCTCATTCGCGGCCTGTTGGCGCTGCGACTCGAAGGCTCGCTGCGCTTCGGCGACGGCGGCGGATTTGGCGTGGACATGGCCCTCGAGCTGGTAGGATTTGACCACATCGGAGAGCTTGACCTGGGAGGTCTTGCCGTCGATCTTCACCGTGACGGGCAGTTCGTAAAACGAGGAGGCTTCTACGTTCGACTTGGCGAGATAGTCCTCGAGGGAGTTGAACTCGGGGCCGTCGTCGGCGGGCGCTTCGGGCTCAGCTGCTGCCGTCCTCGGGTCAGCGGCGGCGGCCTGCGTACCCGGAGCTTCCGGGGAGGGCTGCTCCAAGTCGGGCTTGCCGTCGGCGTTGAACGCGCCCTGCTCGTAGAGCTGTTGAAAGCCAGCCTCGGTCGAGGCGGCGCTCTGCAAGTCGGCGGCGGGGGCGTCCAAGGGCATATGGACAACCCAGATACAGCACGCCTAATTAAATAATGTGGGATACCTCAAAGCGTGTGAGACGGTTCTCAGTTGCGCCCCTGCGTTCGGAATAGATCAAGCCCCCGCTCGAGCAAGCCGCGCCGCTCCTCCTCCTGGGTGAGCTGCATCTCGGCCATCTTGCCGGTCTGCGCGATCTGCTCGAAGTAGTCGAAGAACTGCTCGGCCAACTGCTCCATCAGGATCAAGCGCGTGTGCAGCTCGGTGGCCATCAGCGGCGCGGACTTGCGCAAGGTCGCGAGCTGCTCCTCCAGGTTCTTGCGGGCCGCCACGAACACCGGGGCGTCAAGGATTTGACGGGCTTCTCCGGCGCGGTGGACTTCGGCGTTAAGGTCAACCGTCATAGCCCGCTCCGCACCGGCAACGCCGCCGAGAGCACCAGCGTCTTCTGGGTGTTGGAGGTCGCCACGGTGACGGTGATCTCATAGACCACGCCCGAGATCTGCCCGGTGACGGGCACGATCACGTCCATCGAGGTGGAATCCAGGCCCGGATTGCCGGAGAGCACCGCGGCGGCATTCGGATCGGTGCCTTGGAGCACGGCGATCGATACGCCGATGATGGCCGAGAGCGTCTCGCCCGTCGCGAGTCCCGGGGAGAAGATATACGTGAGCGGCACCGCTTCACCGGGCGCGATGGGGGGGAAGGTTTGCATTTAAGGCAGCACCACGGTGAACAGACGATACGGGAGCGTCACGATAAAGTCCGGACTGGGGGTCAAGATTCCGCCATAGGGCTGGACCGGGCGCGACGCCTGCCCCGTAAAGACGAAGGAGCCATACCCCACGCTTTGCGAATAATCGGGCACTTGGGCCGCGCCCTCGAAGCCAAAATACGCGCTGCCCGCCAATTGCGTGGCGCTCGTGGTCCCGGCGGTGGCCGCGGCGACCGACACGACATACACCGACGCGCCTTGGGTATAAGGATCCGCGGTGGTGAGGGTGCCCCCGGAATAGCCCACGGTCCCCGCCGGGGCCGACTGATACACGCACGAGAAGGCCGCCGGGGAATACTGCACGGCGGCATAGAAGATGTTGCCGAAGTAAAAGCCCGAGGGCGCGGCATAGGTGATGGCGTAGTTGTCGTAGTAGCGATTGCCGCCACAGATCACGACGTCATCGCCGGCCGCCGCCGCCACGGGGTTCGTGGTCAGGGTGACGGGGGAGGTGCCAAACTGCTGGGCGGTCGCGGCCTCGGCGGTAAAGGGCGCGGACGTGTTGCGCCCGGAGAGCGCCACGATGAAGCCCGTCTGAAAGTCGTTGCTCGAGGAGGAGGCGGTATAGCTCGAGGGTTCGGAGGCCCCGGTGATCTTGTACCAGAGCGCCTGTTCGCCGACATTGCCGGTGATTTGTTGGGCGCAGTTGGGAACTTGCGTAAAGCCTGCGGGCGGCGTCAAGGTCGAGCCCGAGGTGCCGCCCTGCATGCCAAAGAGGAGCACGAGCCCTGCGGTGATGGGGACGGGCGTTCCACCGCCCGGCGGAATCAGACTCGAGGAGACCGTGACGCTGCTCGAGGGGCCGGTGGTCGAATTGGTGTTGTGCCCGGCGTACATCTCACGTCCTCGTAAAGCCCAGATTGTCGAGGTAGTACACGGTCTCGGTCCCCGAATCGTCGAAGAACGAGATCTTGTAGGCGCTGGTGCGCTGCACGGTCAGGGTTGTGCTCGACACGCTTTGCGAATTGCTCACGGTCAACGTGATGGGCGCGGGACCGCCGCCCGGCGAGGGGTTTGAGAGGGCGGTATTCGCCGTGACGCCACTGCCCGAGAGCCAGCCGCCCGATTGTGGGGTGATGCCCGATAGGTTTGCGCTCACGCTCAAGGTCGTGCCGCTGATAGAGCCGGTCAGCGTGCCAAGGCCCGTCTGCAAGGAGGCGCCGGCGGCAAAGCCCGACGGGTTGGTGAGCGGAATCTTGTACGTCCCCCACACCCCGGCGACCGTCGCCGGGCCGAACGCGCCCGAGGAGCCGCCCACGGTGACCTGGGCGTTGTTGAAGATATCGCCGGAGAAGAGTCGCGAAACCACATCCAATTTATAGGACGCGCCGGTGACGGTCGGCTGAATGTCCACCGTCAGGTAATTGAACGCGCCGTTCTCGAACGCCCAGATCGGGCAGCCTTGCCCAAAGGTCTGATCGGTGACGGGCGAGCCTGATCCGTTCCCCGGAATGCCGCTGTACGGCTGGAAGTACGACTGATCCGACGTACCCCCGCTATTGGTCACCTGAATCGAGTACGTGCCGCCGCCCGACGGGGAGACTGCGGTCGACTTGTAATTGTTGGTGGTGTTGGAGTAATCGCCCTCCAAGAAACACGCCTTGCCCTGGTAGTACCACCAGGCGAGCATCTGCGGCTGCTGAGGACCCAAGTTGCCGGCACTATCGACTGCGGCCACGGTGTACGAATAGATCACCGTCGGGCCGTTGTTGAACGACGTATTCAACTGTGAGTTGCTCGCTGCGGAATCGGTGTAGCTCGTGGTCGAGGCCGAGACATTGGCCAAGAGGGTCTGTGAGGCAGCCACCCCGTTGGTGGTCACCGTGCGGTAGATGTTCTGCGAGGCGATGGCATTGGAGCCCGCGCTCGCCAACGTCCACGAGAAGGTCTGGCTGTTTTGCGTTTGTCCGGTGAGGGTCAAGGCGCCGACCGCGGAGGGCAACGTCAAGCCCCCGCCAAAGCTCGGCAGATCGGTGAGCGTCACCGCCCAGGACTCGTTCATGAGCGTGCTGGCGTTCTGCTGCAGGGTGATGGAAAAGCCCGCATTGAACTGCGCATAGCCGATCACCGCCGGTTCATACGCCCGCAAGGAATTAGGGATGATGAGATTGTTGGTGGTGTCGTTCGGAGGGTCGGCGTTGTAGGCCGCCGCGCCCACCTCGGAATGAAACAGCGGTACGCCAAACCCTAAGAACGATGAATAGTTGCCACTCGCCGCCGGGTCCGGACTCCAGGTGGTCGTGTAGGTGTCCCACCCGGCCAGGTCGGCGTAGGCGGTGCCCGGCCAGGCGGCGGCAGCACCGAACCCGCCGTAGTTATTCCCGTTGTAGATGACCAGCACGTTGTTGCGTAGCGTGTTGCCCGTGAACATCGTGCTGAACCACTGCTGGTGCAGCAGGATCTGATTGTTGACGTCGGTCTGACTGTTCTGCACCGCGTACCACCAGCTGCCCGTGGAGTTGATCTCGATGAAGGGGCGCAGGATCAGCACAATGTTGGGGTTGGCCGCGACGATCTGCTGAACGAACGTCTTCAACTGCCCGATCTGGGTCTGGAAGGTGGTGTAGAGCGAGCTGCCGACGGTCACCAGACTTTGCAGTTGCGCACTCGATATGCCGGTCCCCAAGCCGCCGCCGGTCGGGTTGACGACGCCCCAGCTTAACTGCACGACCCCGGCCGCGGCCTGTGGCTTGTACGTATTGGCGGTGGTCGAACACCAGTCGGTGATCGACTGCAGGGTGACGTTCAAGTCCGGGTCGCCGCCCCCCGGGGTGTTGTACGGGTCGCCATTCGTGAAGTTCCAGTTAGCAATGGCCCCGAGCACCGCGGGCAGCTGCCCGGTCTGCGCGTAAAGTGGGGTGATGACGCTATAGGAGTTGCTTTCATCGTACCCGTTGGGACCGGGATTGTAGAGCTGCACATGCTGCCCGATGAGGAGCTTACTCTGCGACTTGAGCGTGGCGCAGAGCGCCAAGAACGCGGCCGCGGGAGTCGATCCACCGCCGCCTCCTCCGCCTCCGCCACTGCCGCCACTCGCCGCGGCCTGATTCAGGCCCTCGACTTGGAACAGGGCGGGGAGCGGCGCGGAGAGATAAGTCGGAGTGGCCCCAAAGGTTAAGCGTGCGCCGCTCACGCGGCCTGCAGTACGCCGTTCACCGCGTCGAAGGTGGGGGTGAAGGTAAGGCCCGAGGTCAACGTGAGCACCGAGCCATAGTCCCACCAGCCGATGAGGGGGGAGCCTGAAGCGGTCGAGTCATACATCACGTAATAGCGAAACGGCGCCATGCCGGAACCTGAGCCGGTCCAGCTCGGGGAGGCAGCGGAGACGATCAACTTGGCAACCCCCGCGGTCTGGCTGTAGCTCGACGTCGTCAAGGCAATCCCGCCCGCGGTGTAGCCGTTGCCGGCGGCGATTTCGGCGATGTTCGAGAACTGGGTGTTGGTGGCAACAGGAGCCGTGTTGGTGAGACAGAGCTTCAAGGTGTCGGTGTAGAGGTTGATCCCCGCAAGCCCCAAGGCATAGACGAAGTTCTGGAACTTGTTGAAGGTGGCAATGCTCATGGGAAATCCTTAAGAGGCGAAGGGGTCGGCGACGCTTGAGCCGTTGCGGTAAGCGACCATGCCTTGGGAGGCTAGGTAATGACCGTAACTG